TTTCGACAGTGGAAACCTCACATACCTACTATGAAAAATATGGTAATACATTGAGGATTTCTTTGTTCTGAATAGTTTCAGAGTTACAGATGTATCCACCGAATCTTGCAGTGCATCCATTCTACACTTAGTACGGATTAAAACGGATTGGCGTGGAGCATACAAAATCACTTTTCAGCTGAGAATGGACTGCCCCTACTGCTATGCCTACGTGTACGATCAGCTGTCCCGCCCTGCTCCCCACCATCACACATTCTTGTTCGAAATGCTGATCAACCTGAAACGAGGACTGCGAGACAAACACGCCTTCGTACGTCCCTTTATGCGTGCGATAACAGATCCGAAGGAAGTTGGGCACATTGCGATCTTGTTCGTGGAGGCGGGTGGAGTTACACGTCCGAAGCGAATGAAACTAGACTGTCCGCTTCCGATTGCAAGATTATGGGCTGAGCAGAAACTCAGGGATATTGGTGATCTTGATCAGCTTCATTTCATTCACATCCACGGAGTACAGCCCGAACCGCCTCCGCCGCCTCCTTCGAAGACAGGTCTTTCAATCCGAATTCCGAAGCGGCGAAACAGCATCAGCTAAAACGGAAAGAAAGAACAAAAGACAAGAGGTAGCATGGAGGACTGTTCCATCTGTTACGAGGGGATCACCGAAGCCACCGGGCATTGTACTCTTTCCTGCAAACACTCGTTTCACATTTGCTGTTTGACCCGATGGTCATCTGAGAACCCCAATTGCCCGTTGTGCCGCAATCCTCTGTCCGCGAAAGAAACACCGTCCAAGACAGTTCGGGTCATAGAGGATCAGGATGAGTTTATGATGTGGGTCGCGGCGTATCGTCCCCACACACAAGACGCTGTGAACATTGGGGACAATATTCGAGTTGGCGAAGAGGATATTGCTACGGTCATGCTTCACGGCCGCGCTACACGTGGAGAAGCAGTGCGTGCTCTTCGTAGGTATGAAGGCGATATTGTGGAGTCTGTTCTGATGTTGACGAATCCCGATCCAGTTCGTCCCCGCCGCAGTCGTGAGCGTGATCCGGCAAGGACATCTTCCGATGACCAAGCCACCGCGTGGTTTATTCAGCGGATGTTCGGAGATGATACACCGTTCTATAACACGTACTGCGATCTGCTGGGTCGTATGAACTATACGCTTCGGCGCAATCGTAACTGGCAACATCAGGAACACGAAGATCTGATCGACAATCCAGGATACGAATCTGCGTAAACACAATGGAGGATCTCAGACAAGTCCGGTTCTCCCTTCTTAGCGTTATCTACGCAATCGAGGAGATGGTCGACCGCGGCGAAACTCATCTTTTTTACTCAAATATTGTGGATGGCGATTGGTTACAGACTCCGGGTATTCTGCGAAAACACCTGCTGCTTGTTGTGATGAAACTGCAAGAAGAGTACCGAGGTCAGTTTGTCATCAGCCGGACACCGGGTGGATTGGTGGTGGATGGAATTCTTTCTCCGCCTCTGATAAATGGATCTTAACATCTGGATTCCCGTGCTGCTGTTCGTTCTTCTGTCGCCGGGTGTTCTGCTGTCCCTGCCGCCGGGTGGCAGCCGCATCACTCAGGTTCTGACCCACGCGGTGGTATTCGGCCTGGTGTACTGGGGTCTTCGCACGACGTTCCCGCAGTACTACTGATGGAAGCTCATCCCTGTGACAGAATATGCCGCACAGTCGGGTGATTCTGGTGACGCGCAATCTCACCCCATGCAATAAACTCTTGAAACGAACGCTCATTTGCGGATAACGGAAACGAAGGATAACAACACCTCAACGCCTGAAATGCATCGGCCTCCGCATGTGCATTTTGCTGGCGTAAGAACCCTGTAATCTGATCGAGCTTAGCCTTTCGCTGCTGAATCGGCAAGGCATTGAAGTTAGACCCAAACTGCTCCATGTCCGTTTAGATGTGAGCATGTTAAAGCGGGTAATGGGGGCGTGTCTAGACAAACCCGCACTGACGATAGGAATCAAGACAATCAAGCAGAGTCGATTGAAGACGATTAAGACGTATCAGGACGCACTGAAAGCAGCCGGACATGAGTGTCATCCCAGTGCGTCGATCATGATTATGAAGGGACAGGTTGTATCCTTTGTATCCGCAAGTACACCCTTTCAGATTGTTGACGAAATGGTGTTCAGAGGGTCACACATTCCTATACGCCGACTGTATGGCCGACAGTCTTAATCGTCACATCGCGTGCAGCGTAAATCTTCATGAGAGGTTCAAACTCAATCTCCGCGAGAATCAGGAATCCGCCTACCGACACGATGATTCCGTCTTCCCAGTCGAGACCCTTCGGCTGAAACAGCCAGAAGTAGATACCGAGGAACAGTCCCAGTGATATCTTGAATACGGTATCCACCACTGCGAACACAGGGCTTTCTGCTACCTTGTAACCAAGTGCCAGAAAGACGACTTGCGCAAGAACTACAATCTTCAAGAAGAAGAAGTAAATCTGGTACAGCTTCATTACTATTTATAGACGTGGAAAAGTGTAAAACAATGGAGTACGGAATCGTGCTGCTTATACAGAATCGGACAGAGAGGTTCGTGCCCGTGAATGCTCGGAATGCACCTAACGTGTTTGCTCAGATGGTGGTCGATACGATGGTCGGGTACAATGACGCACGCGGTGGAGAGTTTGATCGCACACCGATGACCATCTCGTACTTCACGGATCGTATCTGCATCCTCTTGATGGGTAAGATCAATGATGATTTGTACGATCAGGTGCGCCGGCGCGTGGACTTTGAGATTAACCGAAGGGTCTTCGATAAAACGGATTCATTCGGTGTATGAAAAGAGTGAGTGTGCGGCTACCATGGAACACCTCTACATCCTTCGCCTCACGTGCAACAAGTGGTTCATCGGCAAGTCTAAGGATGTCCCGCACACCTACGCATACTACGACTGCGGCTTCGGCCCGCAGTGGATCCGGACGTACAACCCCATCTGCGTCGCTGAGGTGCGGCCAGTCAAGGACGAGAACGATGTACGCGATACCACTCTAAAGTGGATGAAGATGTACGGACTCGATAATGTTCGCAACGTGGGTTGCGACGGAATGAAGCTGGAGGATGAGGAGGAAATCGCCATCCGCTTTCTGATGCACGCACCGCCAGACGCGTGCGTGAACTGTCATGCGACGGGGCATTCTCACACCGAGTGCAAGCATGATAAGAACACGAGCTGGGCGTGCCAGTGGTGCATCTCGGATTACCCGAACCGCCACGCGTGCGAGCAGCACGAGAAGGGATGCCGACCTCCGCCAAAGGAGTTGCCGCCTCCGGCAAACTGGTGCACACGCTGCGGGCGTACCGAGCACACTGCGAACAGGTGCTTCGAGAGGAGGCACGCAGAGGGTTGGTTTCTCCCATAAAACGGATCCACAGACCGACACCAATCTATTTTTCAACTCAGAATGAAGCCTATGACTCGTCACGAACTCCAGACCGCACGCGAAACTGCACGCATCGAGAAGGAGAGGGCAAGCATCCGTGAGCAGGAACTCGTTGGGGAACTCTGGGCTGAACAGATCTACAAGCGCGTCAAGGAGACAGCTGAACTAGGACATCCGCAGTACCAGTGTCACTGGCCTTCGACCTTCACGGCAGTTGCCTACACGCAGGCAGTCCTGAAACTGCGAGAGTGGTTTCCAGATTCAAATGTCGATACCGTCGTGCATGGAGCACTGAGCGGTGGCGAGACAAGCACATCGGTTCGCATCCGATGGGGGCACCAGAACGATATTGTATCCGAAGAGCTTCTGCAACGCCGTCTGGAAAAGGAGACGAGCTGGTAACAACTATTCTACGTTGTATACAAATGAGTGAAGAGCAAAAGAAGAAAGGAGCCGAACTTCTTACCACATTTTTGAATGCACCTGCTGGTCCGGAGAAGGATGAGGCAAAGACAGCCCTTCTTGCCTTCATAGATGAACTGAACAAGAGCGCTGATGAAGGGTATAAGTCTGCAGATACTACATTTAGCAAGTATATCCCCGGTTATGGTGGCCGTCGCCGCAAGACGCGCGGGCGCAAGCAGGGTCGTAAGACACGCCGTCGCCACTTCTAAAACGGATTCAGAGCTTACACAAAAATTACTTTTTACCGTTAAGATGCAGCGACTCTATATTCTTCAGTTGGAGAGCGGCAAATACTACGTCGGCAAAAGCGCTAACCCTGCAGAACGCTACAAGCAACATATCGAAGGGAACGGAGCTGCATGGACAAAGAAGTACAAACCCGTCAAATTCTTGGAAACCCGAGCCTTGACGGGTACTCATGACGAGACAAACCTTACCAAAGATCTGATGAAGAAATATGGGGTGGACAATGTGCGTGGCGGCGCGTATGCAACAATCACATTGGATGATCCGACAAAGGCGGTGTTAGAGCGAGAAGTTCGCGGCAACAACGACAAGTGTTTCAAGTGCGGACAAGAGGGTCACTTTGCGAATAAGTGCCAAAACACAGCTCCAGAAGAGCCCGAAGAGGAACTTTGCTGGGGGTGCGAACATTGTCAGAAGACGTTCACTAGCATGACGCGGGCAATCGCTCACGAGCGGCGATGCACAGAGAATCCCGAGAATTTCATTGAACTGCCGAAGAAAAAGAAGTCGGGTGCCTGTTATCGTTGTGGGCGCACGGGGCACTACTCGCCCGACTGTTATGCGAAGACGGACACCGATGGAAATGATATAGATTCCGAGTAAAAACGGATACATGTCAAACCACTATCAATCTTTTCAATCAATATGTCTACCGTCGATACCGAACTCGCCACTCTCCACGCCCGCATCGCTCAGCTTGGAGATGCCAAGAAGGTTTCTCCGCCCCCGAAATCACTTGAAATGATATTAGATGAGAAGCGCCGGGAAGTTGAGAATAACAAGGATAGAGATTGGTCGAAGAAGGGTCTCGTAGCTGGTCCGGTAGGACGAGCATGTCACTTCATAGCACGGGAACAAGTCACTATGATCGAATCCATCATCGACAGTCTCAACCGTATTCACGCGCGTCTGGATGCACTCGAGAAGCGTTAACCCTTCAACCCCCGCTCCTTCAGCTCACGCTTCTGCTTACGAAGCTCGGCGTTCAGTGCACGCCGTGTAGGATTCCTGAGCACCCGGAACAGATGGTGGTGCTCCCGGAGATACTCACTCTTTTTCATGCGGATGGTGTTGGAGCGGCGGCGACGTGTCTTGCGACGACCAGCTGTCGCAGGCGGTGCTGCTGGGGACGGTGCTACCGGTGTAGCTGCTGCGGCGGCGTCTCTTGCCGTCTGTCGTTCCGCAGCGTCGCTCCTTCCCGGAAACGAAAAACCGCGCTCACCGCGCATTGTTGTACTCTGCATTATCTACTCTTAACATTTACTTCAACGCGCGCGCCGAGAGAATGTACAAGAACAGTGCATTCGCCACTCCCAGGATTAACGCAGGAGCCGAACGCAGAATCAGAGCGAATCCACGCTTAGGAGACACCGATAGCACGTACAGTTCAAGGAGCACCACGATGGCTGCAGAGATCGCCACCAGCCAAAAAATCACATAGTAATACGTCTCAATCGTATCATTCGACACCTTCTTCGTGAATTCGGGCTCAGACGTCATTTACTTACGTGCACGACGAGTTTTACGGTGACGACGCTTGGACTTCTTGGTCTTGCGACCGCCACCGCTGGGAATCTTAGATACTGTCTCGTTCATCCTGGTATCGGCCTGTACCAAAAAACTTGTTACTTCATCATCGGTCGTTGCGGTCTTTGCATTCTGCGCGGTTTGATCAATAAACCTCACACCATCTGCATAAACAGATCCGGCAGCACTAGCAACGTCGATTCGGGGCGAACTCGCCATTCTATTTGCAATCTGCGCAAGCAGCTCCGTCGTCTTTGTTTTCCACTCGTTAACCCGACGTTCCCTGCGCTCTTCAAACTTTGCACCTTCGTGGGTCGGAGGCGCGCGTCCTATTGGCTGAACACTGATTCCAGGCGGCGGACTGTACGTCTTTAAGTCTGGTAGATAATCCTGCATTTACTTATGACGGCGACGAGTTTTGCGCCGCAGATCTCCGTCATGCTTCGGGTTTCCATCGAGGAATGAGTACACCCGAGCCATAGCCCACTGCTCCTTGCTGAGCTTCATGCGGTACGGAGCCTTCACGCCCTTCTTGAATGTCCCCTTCATACGCACAGAGGTCGGATTGGTCTTATACGCTCCAATACCGCGATCATACACTTGTTGCAGAATACTCCGCGACACGTGTGAAATCTTAGATAGCTCTCCTACTGAATACCCGTGTACGGGAAGGTGGTGTTTACGAAAGAACCGCAGACGGTGGGTATTCCGCGCAGTCGTCATTTACTTACGGTTGCGATAGGTTTTACGGACCCGACCCCGTTGCTTCGACTTCTTGCTCTTCCGGCGGTTGCGGCGACGACGGCGGCGACCAGCGGACTGAGACGCCGTATTGTCCGAATCCGAACTTGACTCTGAACCAGAGCTCGACACTGAGCTCTTGTCGTCCTCGGTATCAGCCCGAGCCGGCAGGGGGTTGGCCAGGTAATAGGCTCCCACACCTGTTGCTGCAACAATACCTCCAAGAACAAGCGATCCTGTTGCGTCCATTACTTACGTGCACGACGAGTTTTCCGCTTCTTCGGCAGGCAATCGTAGAACACACCCTTGCGAGTCTTGCGGAAGTTGTAGACCTCGTAACCAGTCGCACACGTCTTCTTAGCGGCCTTCTTTGTCTTTGGCTGAGCGCGACGGGTTCCCATTATTATACGCTGCGAAGTATATTCAACAAAAACGAATAACATAAAAAGAGTAGACTGTTCTTTCATGGAAGAGTGGAAAGATGTGGCAGGATATGAAGGACTGTATAGAGTCTCAACTATGGGACGTATACAAGGTCCACGAAAGATGTTACGACCGGGTGCGGACGGAGGCGGTTATCTTGCCGTAAATCTTTGTAAGAATGGAAGTCAAATCCTTACAAAGGTTCATAGAATTGTGGCAATTGCGTTTATTCCAAATCCCAACAAGAAACCCGAAGTCGATCATATAAATAGAGATAGAACCGATAATCGAGTTGAAAACTTGCAGTGGTCAACAAAACGCGAAAACATGCTAAATACGCATAGACACGATGGTCAACAGTATGGAATATACTGGGTAAAACTTCGGAGTATCTATGAGGTCAAATTCAGAGTAAATAAGCAGATGCGTCATTACGGCTGGCATACTACGATCGAAGAGGCAACGCGCGTCAGAGATTGTGCGATTTGTGACCTAAACAGATCTGATGAACTGCCAATGCAAATACTCGCAGATCTTGGCCCAAATTGTGTCATGAGCGATTAGGCGGTCACGTGACTTCAAGAGCGGGAAATAGGGTAGATATTCGTCCATGTCGAGAAGTTCCATAAATTTATACAAGATATACGAGTACGACAAGAAGTTCGTGCGGTCATTGGGGCAATACAGGAGGAACGGCGCCTGAATCTCCTGGAACATTGCGCGGATCTTCTCCTCGATCTCCGGTGTGATCGTCGGCGGAGGATTGCCGTTCAACCGCGACAGAATGTGGGCAGCATGCTCATAATACTTCGACCTTCCCAGCTTCTTCAAAATCTCACGAATCTCCTTCTCCGTCAGATCGGCAATATTGTTGATGCGACGCTTACGGATCTCTAACACCACCTCGTTCATCACCTCCTCCGGAATCATCGTGGACTCCTTCGCCTGAAACTGGTTCAGAATCTCATTGAGGTGGTTGATCTTCTTATACGCGTAATTGTTCCGCTCCTTCGGTGGATCACGGAAACTGGGAAAGTCGGAGACTACGAGAGCATACTCTTCTGATCCACACTTGGGACAGACAAATATACCTTCTGACGTAACCTCTTCGCGAGGGATATTGCAGGGGGCACAGTGCTCCGACATCTTTTTGATATTGTCTGCATTCTCAGCGATGTTGAGACCATTTGATAAACCACGACGAGACATGTA